GGCGACTATCATGCTTTTATCGAAAAAGCGGAAGTAAAAGACACAAAGAAAAAGGACGGTCAGTACCTTAAGCTTCAGTTTTCTATTGTTGGGGAGAAGTTTGACGGTCGGAAAGTTTTTTCTAACATTAACCTGAGCAACCCAAACCAGAAATGCGTTGAAATTGGGATTGCAGAAATGACGTCACTCGGACTGGCGCTTGGACTGGCCACTATAAGCGACACTTCAGAACTGATTGAAAAAGTGTTGATCATAAAACTTAAAGTTAAAGCTGCCGACGGAACCCACGAAGCTGAAAACGAGGTCAGAGCATACAAGCCTGCAGACGGCAACAGCCCGGTTTCTCAGCCTAGCTCGGAAGGCGGCCAAAACTCAGCCCAACCTACGACTAAAAACACCACAGAAGAATCCAAGTCAGCAGGAAAAACCTCAACCACAACTAAACCGCCATGGGAGCGATAGAATCGAGTAAAGTATGAACACAGCACTAAAGATAGTTAAACCAGCGTTGACTACATTTGGGACTCCTGACGGCTTTGCAGAAGCATGGGACCTTTTTACCGAAGAGACAGACTCTGAAGGTCAAGCCCTTGCTGAACCGTCGGAAAAATATCACGACGCCTTAAAGTCTTTTTATGACGATATGGTGGAAAACCTACGGGAGAAGGCGGATGATTTTGTCTATATTATGAAAGACGCTCAGGCTCAAGAGAAATCCCTCAAGATAGAAGCAGCACGTCTTCAGGCTCGGGCAAAACAGTTTGGAGTAAAAGCCGACAAGGTTAAAGAACTTTTAAGGCATGCGATGGAAACGTCAGACATTCCAAAACTTAAAACTGACAAACATACTCTTAACGTCCAGAAGCCGGGCGGAAAAGCACCTATCGATATTTACGCCGAGACTTTAAATGAAATACCAGTTCTCCCTGAGAAATACCTGCAGGAGGTAACTAAAACAATCGTTTTGAACGATGTTCTTCGGGCAGATCTTAAAGCTGGTGTTGAAGTTGAAGGCGCTTGCCTTGCAACCCGTGACAAAATTTTAGTGATTAAATAATGGGAGATATTAGTTCCTGTCTCCCAATAGAATCACGAACAGTCACGGCCATATACGCTAATCTTAAAAGAGTCGGTGACGCTGAGCCTCCAAGAACATATTTGGGGGCCAGCATTATCGGTGAGAAATGCGACCGTGCCCTCTGGTATGTTTTTAACGATTGCATGCGAGAGGACTTCCCTGGCAGACTATACAGGTTATTTGAGACAGGCCACCTGCAAGAAGCCAGAATGGTTAAAGAATTACGCGACACAGGCGTTACCGTTCACGACCTTAACGACGATGGCGAACAGTTTGGTTTTGTGGATATTTCAGGTCACTTCCGGGGGCATCTGGACGGTTGCGGTTTAGGAGTCCTTGAGGCTCCAAAGACTTGGCATCTCCTTGAATTTAAAACTCACAACAAAAAATACTATGCTGCCCTGAAAAAAAGAGGCGTTAAAGTTGAGCACCCGAAGCATTATGCTCAATGCCAAATTTATATGCACAAAACCGGAATGAAGCGCACCCTCTACATGGCTGTAAACAAAGATACTGACGAACTTTACACCGAGAGATTCAACTACGACAGAAAATACGCTGTCAACATGACAGAGCGAGCCCGGAGGATCATTACAGCCAGACAACCACCTGAACGCTGTGCCGACAAGCCGGGAACATTTGCCTGTAAATTTTGTTCTGCAGCGGATCTCTGCTGGGGTACTTCAAAAAAAGCTCTACCAGTACCATATATTTCCTGCCGACAGTGTTGCCACGCTACCCCAGAGATGGACACCGATCATGGCCGATGGAGCTGCAATTTTCATAACAATACAATATCTAACGAAAAAAGGTTCCAAGCATGTCCTAACCACCTTGTAATCCCAGATTTGATTAGCTTTGCGAAACCTACGGACGCCACAAACGAAAGTATAGAATTTACCAATAGTGACGGGTCGATATGGACGCATGGTTGTGGTTGTGGGAATTGGAATACGAAAGAACTGATGGCTTGCTCACCTGAAAGCATGAACAAGAAAACAGAAGAGGTTAAGGAAGCTTTCCCCGGCTCTAAGGTTGTTTATGGCGGAACGCCAACAGACAACATTCTTGATCGCTATTCGGTTGACGAATGCAGGCAGGTCTGGAGTGGGCCAGCTACAGAGATTAATAAAGCATGGGAAAAAGAGTATAACGAATCTTTACCAAACACAAATCCGAGCGCCAGCCAGACTACCGAAGAATACATGGTAAAAGAGGTAAAAGGACATCGTGTAGCCATTATTGTTATAGCTGACAAGTCGGCGTTAATCTTAGAAAAGGCACCTTTTTAGAAAAGTAAACATTAAAACGGAGACAAACTATGAAAGCACAAATTGTTCTAACCGGATCACAGGTCTATGGCCCAGCAACACTTGAAAGCGATATAAACATTGTGATGCACGTTGAAGACGCTGAAGGACTAAAGGCTTTTCTTGAGATTAAGAGGATAGGAATCACTGAGGATAACGGTCCTGGAGATAGTGGAGAGAAAAAGAATACTACGTTTTATTTCAGAATCGGGGAACTGAAGTTTAACATTATCTGTGTTAACTCAGAGCTTGAGCTGAACAAGTGGGAGCATGCGACAAAAAAGGTGTCGCGAGCTTAAGAAGGGGCTGATTTGATCCAACCACGTCCATATCAAGAGGAAGCTCTCGAATCGCTTCATCACCACGTTTGCACTCACGACTCAAACCCGTGTGTTGTGATACCAACTGGCGGTGGAAAGTCTTTAATGATGGCATGGGCTATCCAGAGATGGAAAGCAGAATATCCTCGGTTTAGAGTTTGTATTTTGGCTCACAGAAAAGAACTGGTCAAACAAAATGCTGAAGAACTAAAAGAGATCTGGCCCGACGGAGATATCGGCATTTATTCTGCAGGACTAAAACAGCGAGACGAAGACAATTCGGTTCTTTATGCCAGTATTGACAGCATATACAAAAAGTGGGGAAACTTTGCTCCGTTTGATTGTCTAATTGTTGATGAGGGCCATAGAATACCGGCCAAAGGTGAGGGGAAGTACCGGAAATTCATAGATGGGTGTAGGGTTCTTAACAAAAATTTGCGTGTCGTTGGGTTTACAGCGACGGCATACCGAATGGGCTGCGGTCCTATTTGCCACAAAGATCATATTTTAAATCATATTTGTTATGAGGCGAACATTGGAGACCTGATTCGAGACGGGTACTTGTGCCGGTTACGCTCGAAAGTTGGAGACGAACAACCCGACCTAGAGGCCGTCCGTCGAAACTCAGGCGGTGATTACATTGTTAAATCTTTAGCTGAAGCGGTTGATAAGAAAGACGTTATCGCTTCTGCGGTCCAATCGGCGATGCGGATCATAATAGCCGAAGAACGAAAAAACATTATCTTCTTTTGTGTTGACGTCAGTCACTGCAAAGCCGTCTCTAAAGAACTAGTAAATTATGGTTTAAACGCTCCGGTCGTAACAGCAAACACTCCCCCCAAAGATCGCGATCGCATTGCCGAACAATTCAAAGCTGGCAAGCTGAAAGCTATCTGTAACATCAATGTTTACACCGAAGGATTTAACGCAAAACAAGTTGATTGCATTGTCCTCCTTCGCCCAACACTATCAAAAGGTTTGTATATGCAGATGGTCGGAAGAGGTTTAAGGACACATCCGAATAAAAAAGATTGCCTGATTCTGGACTACGCCTGCTGCATAGAGGAGCATGGACCAGTAGACTGTCTTGAGGCCGGATATGTCCGCTTGACTGAATGCCAGGAATGTGGTGATACCTTTAGCCGGGTCGTTGGGGAGTGCCCAAACTGCGGCTGGGTAATCCCTAAGATCGAAATGGAAAGGATGGAAGCGGAGGACAAGAAAAAGAGGATAAACGATGCAAAAATCAGTAACCGAAGTATTTTAGGAAGCGAACCTGAGGACGTTGATGTTGACAGCGTTACTGTTCACAGACACATCAAACCCGGGAAACCAGACAGTATCCGGGTCCAGTATCGATGCGGCCTGACTATGTACCGGGAATGGATATGTTTAGATCACGACGGATATGCGGAAAGAAAGGCCCGGCAATGGTGGCGAGAAAGAGGCTTTTCCAATTGGGAAACCATTACAGTTCGAGAAGCGCTGCAGGACATGTTTTTACCGCAATGGATTAGAAATAAAACAAAATCAATTACAGTGAAACGGCTCGGAAAACATTCTGAGATAATAGGTTACACACTAAGAAAGGGGCTATAATATGTCAAGTTTGGTCCGATATAAAATTAAATCTGGAGAAACCTGTTTTCTTATAAAGCTCTCCCCGGGAGAAGATCTTAAGAGGTCTGAGTTTAGGCTTGGAATGGTTTCTGAAAAACACGCAACAAAAATTAAAAGACATGTTGAT